GCACTGAGCACGGCCTTAAATGTCGGAAACAGCCGCTCCACAAGACCTCTGCCGGGCCTTCTTCGATTTTCTGCGGCGTAGGCGCCCACCTCGGCGACATATCGCTTGATTGGGTTCATCATGCCTCTCACATAGGACTTCCCTTGGGAGGCCGCCTTGGCCCTTTGGATCGAGTGGATCAGCTCGTGCCTCAACACGCTGCGCTTCGCATCCGCTGCGCGAGTCAAGCCGTTTTCTTGGGCAATCGCCCGCCAGCCTCCCTTCGTGGTCTTCTTGAGGCCGACTGAGATGACGCCGCCTTTTCTGGCTTTTGCTATTGCCGCTTCTTGGCCCCGAGCAAAGCTTTCTCCTTGGTTGTTGAGCCTGAATGCCTCGGGAGCCTCGTATGCGCCCTCCCCTCTCGGTAGCCTGCGGTCGCCATAAATGTATGGACGCGAATATTCGAGGGGATGCCCCAGCAGCCCAAACTCCCGCAAGCGGAGCTTGGCGCAAAGGATGCGCTCAATCCCCTCAGCCCTCACGATCGGTTGTCCAAGCATTCCTTTTTTGACTGACCAAGATTTGCCACGGGCAGCGTGTTTATTGAGATTGTCGATGACATATTTCGTATCCCGCGATCTTTTTGGAAAATGGTGGGCCTCGTCATACTCATCGACTATTGTAAGCCCTGGCGTATCCTTGAATTTGGAAGACTCCCTCAAATTCGGATCAGCCAAAATTTCTTTCCGCACCCGCTCGATCTCCTTCCCCGCTGGATTGCTTCGATAATAACGCAACTTTCCAGCCCCCTTGGCGGCCTCGGTTGTCCCTCGCGCGGGAACAAGGTCGGAATACCCAATCACCTGCCGCAAAAAATCTCCACGCGCCAACTCCCGCAAGCGCAGCTTCGCGGAGAATCCGAGATTCCGATCTTTTCTTTTCTTCCAATCAACGGCATACGCAATCGCGTTTTTTTTGCTACGGAAGCTTTCGTGGGTCAGAGGGGCACTTCCCTGAAAAATGGAAACCCGATATTTACCTTCGATACCCCCCTTTCCTATAGCGCCGAGCTTTGAAGCAGCCGGATCTGTAGTAGTTGCCCTTATGTTTCCAATAGAAGCATTTTTAGAAACTAATACCCTATTCGGACCACCGCCCAGCAGACCACCAAGCTCGGGATCATGGATTTCAAGTTTTAATCCGAAGGGCTTTTTCACTTCCTACCCTCCGTGTTCTCCGTGTCCTCCGTGGTCAAACCCTTCTTCTGAACCGGCCCATCAGGAATCATCTTCTCAGCCGCATTCCTCTCCACGCCATACAGGTTCATCAAATTGATAATCGCGCTTTCGCGATCCAAAATCCCTTCGCCCACATTTTTCAGCAACTCCAAAAGCGGCTTCACATCCAGCCCCTGCGGAACGAGGCCTGGCGGCGGCGGCTGTGGCGGCTCGGCCATAGCGGCAAGGGCTTGGGTCGGATTCGGGATGCGTTGATTAAAGAGTTCGATCGGCACACCCGTCTCGGTGGCGACTCGCTGCATATAGGCCACCTCGCTGGCGCTGCGGCGCACCACTTCCTCGAAGCTCTGGCCCGTCTCGGAAATCAAGTCCGAGGCGGTGACGAGTCCACTTTGGAGCATCTGCAAATTGGCCGAAGTGTCGTGGCCGTAGTCTCCTGTGAGCGAACGCCCGAATCCCCACCGCCCATTGCGCCATTGAGGGTGCGGCGGCAACTCGCCCATGCCGATGCCGTAGCCAATCACGGCATCACGGACGGGATTCAATGCCCGCTCGCCGACGAGCTTTTGCAGGCGGCGGATGCCGCGCATGGCCTGAGCGATCTCGATGCGCCCTGTGTGACCGCTGAAAGCCGTCATGTCGTAAAGGAAGCCGTAAGGCATATTCAGCCCGCTCGAAATCTCGCGAACCAATACCTGCACCAGCGCCATGAACGCCCCTCCGGGACGATTCGTGCCGGGCGCAAAAGTGATGTCTTCGCCCGCCGCGAGCTTTTGGATTTTCCCTGGGGCCACTTCCATTAAGCCCATGTTCGTCTGCGATTTGTTCCCCATGGTCGTGCCGTTCCACGCGCTCACGCCGCCATCACCCCGAGTCGGATCGGGCGTCTTCAAGAACCCCGCATAGCCCGCCTGCCACTTCGCGGCGGTCTTTTCAAATTGGTAAATCTCGTAGAGATCGCGGGCGGGCGCAATCGCCGTAGCCAAGGCTGTGACGCCGCGATACTGATCCACCCGCTGAGGGTCAAAGATATGAATGAACTGATCGGCAGGAATCTCGCGGTCAAACGAATACATCGCCGTGCGGCGGTCGCGCTTGAAGATTTTGTAGCTCAACGGGCGGCCCACAGGATCGACTAAAATCCCGCCGATATTGCTCTCCTCGCCGGGGGCAATCGGGTTGTTCGGGTCGCCGATTCGATCCGCTTCGATCGGTTGAATTTTAGGCACTTGCTTGCCATCCTCATCCACCGAGACAATATGCCAGCCGTGATCGCCATCCACGATCATCGCCCACACCATCATATTCACCAGATCGCCGAGCCGGTGACGCCCCGTGATGTCGGCCCGCTCGCACCATTGATGGAAGAAGTCTTGGTAAAGGGAGTCGATTTCCTCATCCCCCGTCTGCGACACATACTGCACGGTATCCGCCACATACTGCACGATGCGAGCCACGATGCCACGCAGGAGAGCAAAGTTCCGCACGACATCCCGCGCATCCCACATCAAGATCACCCGATCCCGCTGCATCCGCCAAGTCTCGGACGAGGCATTTTTATTTCTACCCCCGCTCCCGCCACGAGCCGCACCAGGATGCGCCGCATCGTAGCCAAATGCCTTGAGCTTCTCCCGCGCAAACGCCCGCTGAACGCCCGCTTGGGGATTGAGAAACGAAACCGCCCGATCAAGAAAATTCATACGCTTACTGGGAATTGGTCAACGCACCCCCGGCCCAGGCGTGAGCCACGGGCGCGCTCCGTCCGTGGATCCCTTAGCCTTGCTGGAGGATTGCCACCCAAGCGGATCGGTCAAAACCAACCGCCGCTTGCGGGGGTCGAGCATGATGTTGTGAGCGCTAACGATCTCGGATTTTCCTTCGAAGGCTCCCCGCCAGACAGGATGGGTGTCACCTTTCCGGAATTGAATTGCGGAATCCAACGCGCCATTCGGCATCTCTGCCCATCCCGAATTGGGATTCATAGGAAATGGAGAAACCTTGGCGAGGAACGAGTCCTTCACATAGCGACCGAGATACGGCGGCTTCCTGCCGACGTCCACCATCCGATCCTGCACATATCCGGCCTTGTGCCAACCCACCGGCAGGGCGGCGACTTTTCCAGCAGGCGACGCCTCCACATCCTCCCAAGATTTTTTCACCTCCGCTATCACTTCATCCCGCTCCTTGAGCGCCTCAGGGATCAGCGTCTTCGTCGCCGTGCGTCCGCGCCCCGGCGTGAAGGATTCATACACACGAAAATCCGCGCCCTGCCCCAACTTTCCGCCCGTCTGCCGCGTCTGTGGTCTCAACGCCCCCAACCGCCGCCGCGCCTCGGGCGACAACCCCTTGAGCCGCCGCGCCCAGGCGACGGAGAACTCCCGCAAGCGGAGTGTTGGCCTTGTCGACCATGTGCTTTCAGGATTAAGCCGGTGCTTTCTGACTTTAATCAAGTTATCCCCGTGAATCTGGGTGATTTCTTGTTCATTGGGATACCCTGCATTTATCATTGCAGCTTTAGTTTTCTGTCTTTGGTTTCTAACAAGCTCATCAAGAGGAGTCGCGTAAACTCCCTCAACAGGATTTCCCCCTCTTTTCCCTAAAAATCTCCTTGCGCTGTAACGCGAAACGGTGGTGCTAATTGCCGCGTCACTCCCCGCCCTTACAACATGCTGCCTCATGGCTTGCTCTGGAAGCCCACTTGTGCCTCGGGGTTTTAATCCATTTTCTTCCGCAGCTATTCTGTAATGCAAAAGCGACTTCTTGCCATCAATATCGACTATCCTGGGTCTTCCTGAATTTGATGAGGTTGCGTGGCGTCTTCCTCCTCTTCCATTCCCCACGCCACCCAAAAACGCCGCGCGCACGGCCTCACGATCCCCGCCCTTTTCCAATTTACGCCGCAAGGATTTAAGAATCGGATCGGCAACCTTTCGCGGCACAGGGTTGATATTAAAAATCTGCCCCGTCACGGACTGCACTCGGGCCAACTCCACCACCCTCTCGCTACGGACAGCCAATTCGCGGAGGCGGGTTTTCCAATTCATACCCCACCCGCAGCCCGGTCAACGCTCGTCCAGCTTCATAGCGATGCTCTTGAGCCACAGCGGGGACTCCTTGGTGACGACGAGCCCCCATTCTTTCATCGCAGGCGGGTAAGGGAGGGGAGCGGTCTTCTTCGGCTTGATCTTCTTGGGCTTGGGGAGTTTTTTTTCTGCCGCCTTGGGCCTGCCCGCCGCTCGGCCTTCCACGAAATACTCGGGAGCCTGCATCGTGTAGGAGAGATGACCTTTAGGACATTTCCGACGGCGCTTAACTTCCCCCGAAAGGGATCGACTATCCACCACCCTTGTCGCCTTGCCACAGGTAGGGCAATTCATTCCTTGGAAATATCAAAGGTGGCATTTGCATGGACTCGGATCTGATCGCTCCGAAAATGCCGCACTTGCCCGCCCTCCTCCATAGCCACGGCCCACACATCATTTTCCCAAGTCCCCCCATCCCGCACATAGATGGCATACCCACCCCCCACAGGAGTCACGACCGGCAGGGGGTTGCGGAACTCGTGGAGGCAACTCATTCGTCTCCCCAGCGGGGGAAATGTCCGAAATCCCTCGGCTCAGTCACCGAGGCTTTCCGCCCGCACACATCACATTCCTCCTCATGCCAAGTAGCCACCCCTGGAGCGCGACGCCCATGCTTGAGGCCGCACTCCATACAGACCCAGTTAGGATACTCGGGCTTAGCCTCTTTCATACCGATTTAGCCCCGTCATTGCCGAGGGTTTTTTTGAATCCCACATTCCCCGCCACATGAAAAACGACGATGCCTTCGGGATTCATAAACCCTGGCGCGGCCTTACTGCCCCCCATCCGCAACTCGTCCAGCGCCAATTCGCATTGCAGAGTCGAAAACACCCCCCGATGCAGCACCGGCACCAGATCGCAACACTCGGGCAATACCTCCTGGTATTTCTCGACGCGGGGATCCGCGGAAGGAATGCGCTGCGGCTCCTGCCCGTGCAAGCACCAGCGCGAGACATTGAAAAGGCTCCACAGCTTCCGCTTCTGGCCGTAATTCCGCTGAATGCCGCTCCCCCACCATTCCCCGAAATGCCTGCCAAATCCTAAGGTGAAAAGCTCCTGCGCGTGATCCCTCACCCACGCCGCGAAACCGAAATTGTCATTCTCCGGCGTGAGATACCGCGAGCGCGACCCCGCCAGCATCACCGCTGGATTCCCGTCGCAAGCTCCCTCGGCAATCACAAAGGCGGGTGGGAAACTCGTGCCAAGACCAGCGATAAACACCTGGGCATTCGTGCCATCGATCTTCTCCGTCACGATCATCTCGCGCGAAAGGCGGGCCATTTTGGGGAATTCTTGGAACTCGCTCATGCCTTCACCCCGTCCATGCACAGCATCTTAAAGCACGCCATCGTCAGCAGGGCGTCCTCCAGCGCATCATGCTTATCCCCCGAACGGCTCAAAC